ACCAAGTGCGGTTACACCCGCAACGCCTGTAACTGTGAGGTTTGCGTCACCTGATACAGCGACCGTACCTGTAGCACCAGTAGCTTCTACACCTATAGGAGATACGTTTGCATCAGCGGTTACAGTGACAGAACCGAGAGCTGTGGTAGCTTCTTCACCTGTTACACTAACATTTGCATCAGCGGCAACGACGACTGTGCCCAGTGCGGACGTAGCAGAAAGACCAATGACGCCGACATTAGCGTCAGCAGTGACAGTGACAGAACCTAAAGCGGAAGTACCGGCGACACCGGTAACGCCAACATTAGCGTCGGCAACAACTAAAACGGTACCAATATTACCTGTCGCGGCGAGTCCTGAAGGTTGAACAGTAGCGGCACCAGAAACAGTAACACTACCTAATGCGGTGTTAGCTTGAAGTCCGGTAACACTGACATCGGCGTCAGCGGCAACAACAACTGTGCCAACTGCGCCGGTAGCTCCTACTCCATCGACGCTTACAATGGTGAGATCCGTACCCCAAGAGCCTTGGCCCCAAGCGGTAGAGCCCCACCCTGTATACGTGACAGAGGAGGGCATTACGCTATACGAATAATCGCGTTAGATGCGTCAGCCGCTGGGAATTGAATCTGAAAATCGCCTGCGGTAGACGTTTTATCTGCACCAAAATCAAGGACAGCAACAGCAGGATCGCCGCCACCAGACTTGTAGATCAATGCTCCCCGCGCGGTGATTGTTGCGGTAGACCACGTTGTATCTGCAAAGTCTAGGAACGCAGTAGTCCCAGACGTCGTGGGAGCCACAACAGTTAACGTGTTACCACCCGCTGTATACCCCGTCCCACTTACTTCGTTGGTAGTAGCATACGCGGTAGTAGCCGCGCCTAATGTTGCAGACGAAGTAAACAACGCTATTTTAAACGTTGCTGAAGTATCTGAACTGAAATCCATCTCGCCATCAAGAAGCGCCTTCTTGAATGACGTGCACATTGCTTGAGTAATTGCCATCTTTTGTCCCCTAAGTTACAGGTATCTGAGGTTGTCCTGAACGATAAGTATCACCACGGAGTTTACCATCCCCAAGATTTTTGAGTAGTGTCAACGATTGTACGTACATGCGCTCGTACATCTGCACGAGGTCTGGCTCACCTTTCATGAACCGTAGGGCTTCAACTAACGCTCCGTTTAACAACGCAGAGTCGAACTCGTCACCTAACCATGTTGTGCCCGCAGTGACTATCGACTCAGGGTAATACCCGTAGTGGAGTTCCATTGTATATCCAGCGTCGGGGGTAGGACCAACAAGAAAGCTATCGTCGTCAAAATTAGCATAATGCTTTGGTAAACCAGTCGTTGTCTGTACAGGATAAGCCTCCCGGATAAAATTTACGTCTTTATCCAATAGAAAATGGTAGTTTCCACTACCGTCTACTACCGCTAGGCTATAGGTATACAAATAATCAGCAGGTGTTGCTAGGTATTTATTACTCGCCGTTAGCGTACCCGTAACGTTTTTACGTAGCGCGGGAATCTGAACAGTGTTGTAAATTTTCTGTTCGGCCTGTTCTGTGAACATAGCGAGCTGGGCATCAGTGAACGTGTTCTCAGTGATGTCCTCAATATTCGTTTTCAGCTCGGTATAATTCATAACTTAGGCCATAGGACCGCGAGCGTAGAGTCCTTTTGTAGCCGCACCAGTGCCACGAACTTTAACTTTCTTGTTCTTAGACTTTGGCTGTTTAGCAGTTTTTTGTGTTTGCTTACGCATTGTACTCACTCCTACGAAATCTGAACTGTAGCTTGCCCTATAAATCCAGTACCGACAACCGGCCTTACTGGTTCGATCAATGCTCGACTCGCCGCATACTGATTAGAATCAGGACGAGGGTCACGCAGTGCCTGTGGGTCATGTACAGGAAACTCTCCCAACTTCAATTGAGGGTGATCCCCATCCCAACACTCAGGGCACGCTTTGATGTTTGTATCGCGCCCTTTTTTAAATTCCTTACGGAGTTCACGTAACTTATACGTAAACCCACACACGTCACAGACGCCAAGCGCCTTCTTGTTTGACGCGAATCTACTGCCCATGTCAGATCCTCATAATACGAGGGACAAAACGTGCAGGTGTTTTTTCTCTGTCTTCCCCTGCCGCCAACATAAACTGCTCTTCATACGCTTGCTTGAGCATAGGTATTCGGTCCGCAAGTTCGGGTATCTTCATTGCTATGTAGTACGCTAGACCTGCGACAAGGCATGGGAAAAACCGGAAGTTCATGTCCGCAGTTTCTGCACCTGCACCTGCGTCTTGAACGCGCCGTAACCTGTAATATTTAAACGTGTAGTCATTGGAATCTGGCACAGGCCAAACATTAATCTTAGGGTTATCACGTAGCCGCTCGATCCACACTTGAATAGGTCTACCGCGTGATAACTTGTTCGGTATAGACGCGTAGGTACTTACACTGACACGACTTATAGTGAGGTCAGATTGTGTAGATTGGTTACCTGCGCCGGTACGTATGACTTGTTCGAGCAAATCAATTGTATCGGCGGGCAAATCGTACTCAGACGTACCAGTCGTTAGACTGATCGTGCCTTCATCGATAGTCCACAGGTTAATTCCGCGGTTCTGCCACTCAATGGTCATCAGGTTCATGGATCGACGTGCGGTTCGCAAATCGTATCCAGAGCGCATTTCACGTCCCGCACGTTCCCACGCTTCTTCAGCGATCTCCGTGAAGTCCATGTTAAATGCGGTAGTACCTGAAGTTGTCATTACTTTTTACTCGCAGATTTCTTCTTGGCTGGAGCTTTTTTCTTAGCTACAGGCTTCTTCGCGGCGGGTGGTGTTCCCCCCATAGACTTAAGTCTATCCTCTGCTTGCGCTTTAGTCATCAAGTCGTAGACAGCAACGTTGTAAGTACCGTCTGCGTTCTTAGTACCGATCTGGTAGACCGGCTCACCGGTAGAAAACCGCCCGTTTTGAAATACTTCCATCACTTTTCCCTCTTATACATACAGCGTTTTCTTACGTCTATCGCCCATAACAGCCCCACAACCACGAGCTATTGAGCGTTTACGACGCGCGAGACCACCACTGCTGAATTTTACTTCAGCTTCTTTGGTGTTTTTTACCACTGTCTTACCCTTCCTCCCTTCACGCTTCTTCTTTTTGGCTGTAGAAGACCGCTCAGATTTTGATAGGCTTTGAGCTTTACTCTTCGGCAAACACCGATCAGGGTTCTTTTTGTCTTTAGAAGTGCCGCACGCGCCTTTGATTTCGCCATCGGTACCGATGCGAACCCACTCTTGATCCCGCCACTTCTTCAACTCACCCATTACTTCTTCGCCTTTTTACTACCTTTAGCATAGTTAGGGTCTTTGCAATACTTAGACGCCGCCATGTTTGCGTAAGCAGACGGGTACGTATCAAAGGTGCGCTTTGCCCACGCTTTACCCTTGGCACATATTTTCCCGCCTGACTTATAATAACGTCGCATGTTATCGCATCTTACAAGGACGTGTGCCTTTACGCGCAATACCTGCACCGCGAACCTTACCGCCCTTAGCGTAACCTTTTTTAACCATGTTACCGCCTTTCATCTTCTTAGCCGGTGTCTTGGTTTTTACGTTTTTATCAAGCACGCCGCGTCCAATCAGGACATCTTCCTGAGTAACTTCGCCGTCGCCGCTTAAGTCCGGCATTTTGCCACCTGCTTTATATCCTTTCTTTTTCATCGCCATCTCCCTCCGCGTAGAGATTGTCAAAAACTTGATTTACATCCAACGTGTAGTCTAAGTCAGACTTACTGTAGTGGATATGTTGTGAGGGTAAGAAATCAGGAGCACCTTCTCCCATCTCAAACCACGCAGGATGCGATACTCGCACCCTATTATTAGGTAGCGCTACAATGTTTCCTGTCCACTTCCCTGCGTCTAACAACTCAAGCACGTGCGCTTGCTTATGTTGCGCTGGGTCATCAGCGATCTCAGAATCAGTGTAATCTACTGTGAAATAATACTTAGCTGGGTAGAACTTACCATCGATCTTCGCCATCCACGGACAGGGGGTGCATCTATCTAGTACGTACACACTATGCGTACGTGCCGCGCAATCCCACGGCTGTGCCGCCCAGACGGGCATCGGCTCAGGCCATTCTTCAAAAGGTGTGTCTCCTACGAGCGCCGTAATGGGCATACGTGCCCACATAGCACCGCCATGAACGTTTGGTTCATCGGTGTCGTCTGTCTCACAGCCAGTAAAAATAACCTGAAACGATAGACATCGATTAGGTATGGTAGTCACGGCGATGACCATAGCGTGCAAAAACTCACCATGATACGCCGTGTGGTTGTGCGTATACTCTCTACGAACCCAACATTTAAAGTGGGGTATGTTCGACTGTAAGAACGCCATACATCACCATTTGGATTTATCGGCCCAATACGCCGCAGACATTTTGCCTTTAGCAATATTCTTTCCGTGACGCGCTTTAAACGACTTACGTTTAGCTTTCATACGTGCAGACTCGCCCTTTTTAGGCTTACCTGCTGTACTAGCGCCTTGCTCGCCATACCGGATAATTTTTTCCTTACCCCCCTCACACGCTTTAACAACATGCGATTTTTTAGGGTGTGAAGGAGTGCGGCGTGGCTTATTACAAGACATGCTGGCTTTATCAACTTTGCCACCCGCTTTGTAATAACGCCGCATCATAGATCTACCCGTAAAACACTGTCATAGCAGTAATGTTAGTGAATGCACTTACATACACGTCTGACTGGCACCGAATACCGTCGTCAGGAATGTTGACGGAGTGAGAGTCAGAAGCAACAAAGTCTAGGTCTAATACAGTGCTTCCACCGTCACCATCGGTGATAGTAAGGCGAGGGCTTCCTGTGGTGCTTAGAACCTGCACTTGGCGAATACGCGCGGGGCCAACACCTAAAGATCCTGTGCCCGTGACGCGTTTAGACTGAACATCTGATCTAGGCATTGTTCACTCCTTATCCAGCGGATACAGTCAGAACACCTGAGTTGCTATACAGTTGACCTGCAACAGATGGATCGGACGTTGGAAGGTCTTTGATGATAACGACGCTATTAGTACCGTTGTGAGCAATCGAGATGTTCTCGGTTACTGTACCAGTACCAGTCGCTTTAGTGATGTCCTTAAACCCATTCTCCGAACGGACTGGACCTTGGAATGTAGTATTCGCCATGTGAATCTCCTGTCTTGGCTAATGTCAGCTACGGAATGTAACTGTCAGGGATTGATTTTTTATAGCACAGAAAAAGAAAGGGGGCAATAAATGCCCCCCTCTTAGTCATTAAGCTCCCGGAGAACCGAAGATGCCTAATGGGTCTGACACGCCGAACGAGTAACGCTCACGAGCCTTATAGCGACTGTTGCCAGTATCAAAGTCAGCATCCATAGATGTAGACATTGGTGTACGGACAAAGTGCTTAAGACCGTTAGGAACGTCAGTCATCAAGAACCAAGCGTCAGTATCAGTCAGGTAATGGTTAACAGTGTAACCCTCTGGGATAGAACCATTATTGCGAATCGCATTAAGGTCGTTATCCGCAGTACCCACGCGACCTTCTGTTTCGAGCAAACGAGTTGCAACGAACTGAAGAGCGGGTGGAATTACCAGCTTCTTGGGCTTGGCGGCGATGAGAAGACCGCGCTCGTCTGTCCAACCAGCAATCTGAATAACGGCGGCTTCCAAAGAAGTCTCGTTAAGATCAGCCGCAACAGTTGGCTCATTCGAGTTGCTACCACCGCTAACCAGTGGGTGATCGGTAGTGCAAAGTGCCTTACCGTCGCCGTAGGTCACACCAGTGTCAAACGCACTATTCAGAATAGTAGCGGCCTTGACCTGCTTGGTGTACGCCATAGCACGTGCGAGAGCCTTCGTATAACGAGCAGACAAAGAGTCATACAAGTTATCTTCAATAGCTTCCTCTGTAATAGAGAAACCCATTGCGATGGTCTCGTGTGTATAACGAGCAGTCCACGCTTCTTGAGCATTATCATACTCAATTGCGGCACCTTCATTTTTAACAGGTGCGGCTGAGAAGCCTGAGAGCTTGGTCTCTTCCTCAAACGAGCGATCTGAGGTTTCTGATTCAAAGATTTCGGCGTGCTCTTCGCCGTATTTTGCGTACTCCATACCAAACAAAGCGTTCAGTCCGGGAAGGAGTTCCTTTAGTAGCTGGGCGCGTGAAATAGCCATTGCTCAAATCTCCTTATACGCCAGTCGTGTTGTCGTACTGGTGACCTGCGTTCCACTTAACGTAAGCCTCAGTAAAACCACCCGAGCTGTTTTTAGTTTCCTCAACCAACCCGACAATACGGAAAGGAAGAGTGTTAGTTGTAGCACTAGTGTCAGAAATCGCACCACGAGAGTTGCCCGAAGTCGAATCACCAGTGTTATCCACGCCTGCAACGTTAGCACCGAGGTCAGTCTGTGCAAGGTCACCAATTGTTGTACCCGAAGATACGACAGCGGCCTTGAACAAAACATCAGTTGCATCGACAACATATGCTTCGATGTCAGATGCGACAGTGCTGGCTGGATATGACTGACGGAACACCTTATAACCGAGGTTAGGATCGGTGTACGTACAGCCAAGGAAGACACCTACAGGTGTCATGGCGGCGTCAAACGTGTCACGTTCGACAGTGCCTCCGGTAACGAGCTTCACAGCATCCCCATAAAAAATAGCTGTTGCATAGCCACTTGCAATATTGAAGTGACGAGTAACACCTACGAAAGGAGAGCCGCTCAACAGTTTTACCGGAACAAGTCCATAAGGACCACTTACAGTAGGATAAGCCATTTTAAGCTCCTATATTAAGTTCCGTTACCAAAAGTGACCTTCGTCTTTCTCTCATGAAAGAGAGGCATACGAGGATCGTTCTCTCGCATGAGGTTGTTGTCTACAGATTCCATCTGTGAACGCGTCTGCTGTTTGTAGTAGTCAGTACGTTCTTCGATGAGTTCCGCTGGAGCCTTACACAGCAACAAACCACCAATCACAACGTTGTCTTTAAATCGATCGTTCTCGATTGTAACCAACGTAATTTCTGGGTGATCTGAAGCCTTTACTGGCTCCCAACCTTCACGCAGTTTGGAAGAAACATTCGTGGCGTCAGTCGTACCTTGCGAACTGACTCTTATCCAGCGAAATTCGTAACCCGGCTCGGGATTGGGTGAGGGTAATACCTCGGGGCGCATCCAAGTCTTTTTACGGGTCGTTTTTTCACGAGACTTAAGCTCTCGGTCTATACGATTCTCAGCCATTATTGTTTCCTCATATCTAATGCAACCTGTTTGGCGTACTGTTCTGGTGTAAGACCTAAGCGCTTTGCCAACGTTAACTGTGTTTGCGTGAGCCTAATTTTCTTAGGCGCTGTGCTCCGCGTAGCGGGGGCAACCACATTGTTTGACCTAGTTCTCTGTCTTACTT